CGATTCGCACGGTTGTCCGTGCCTCCGTGCCGTACGACTTCTCGATCACCAGGCGAGCCACGCATGTGTCATCGCCGATCACGTCTTGCAATGCGTCCAGGCACGCCTTGGCGATGTTGTCCACGTCTGGCCTGGGCAGTTTCGGTGCGTCTGGTTTGACGCCGCTCTTTCGCATGTGCGACTTCGGCCGCACGAAGACGGCGTCGATCACCACACTGAGCGGCTCGCCGCTGTCGCTGAGCCCAGCCGCTCGAGCAGCTGCTGCCAGCGATTGCCGGTAGGCATGCACTGGGTGCTTGGCTGGCACATACGCCCGTGCGAACCCGCCCCGAGTCGAGACGCGTGGCCTCGGCTGCGGGACGGGCTCGCCCGGTACAGAGAACGTGATGGCCACGGCTCACCGGTAGCGAATCACGGCGAACCACTGGCGACGGGCCGGCGAGTAGGCGACGCCTTCCTCAACGATCACCCGCTTGCCGAAGAAACAGCAGTTCCTGCGGGCGGCCTCAGGCGTCGAGCCGCAGCCGATCCCTTCGTACTGGCCGCACGACGAATGCACGAGCACGCCGCGACGGGCGATGATCGTGGCGTGATCCTGGGCCGTCACCACCACAGTCGGGGCGGCTTCGGCCGTGAAGCACACCAGGGCGACAAGGCAGGCGAGAAGCAAACGCATGGCAATCCTCCGTGAACTCCCGGTATCCGCCGGGACTCACGCAGGATGGCGAGCGTGTCAAGCGTCGGCGACTACCACTCGCCGCTTCGCCGCCTTTCGCGGCGACTTCCTCGCGTAGCGGCCGTGAAACGCATTTCCGCGCCGTGTTAGGCGGCGAAGATGCCGTCGAATACTTGTTCTGTGGACTACTTGCCGTCGCTCGGCGGGGCCGGGAGCGGCATCCAGTGCGTCACGGAACTCGTCTCGGTTGGCAAAAAGTCCTTCGTTTCTTCGCAGGCAGTCCACCACTCGCAGTGATCAAATCGCGTGCTGCGAAACCCCACCGTCGAAGTTCCGCACGCCATGACACAGACCGTCCTGCCGTCACGCGGAATGCTTTCCGAAATCGGAATCCACCGACGCAACGAGAGCCTTATGCCCGTGTCAGTCGCCCGTGGCACAGGTCCGAGTTCGTCCACAGAACCAGCGGATGCAAGAGACGGCTCGGGGGTGTCGTTTGGTTTGGTCATGGTTGCTGCTCGCCGCTCCTGATCCTTCACGTTCTCATGTCAATCTGGCGAGCCACCCGCGAACGATGCTGTACGCTTGCTCGTCTTCATCGGCAAAATGATCCTTGAGTCCGCGAATCCGCTGAAGGGCCGAATGTCGCGCAACGGCCCTGCAAAGCCTGTCAATCGCCGCACGCTCCTCGTCGGCGAGCCGCAGCCGCTCAATCTCGTCGGCCGCCTCGTCCAGCAAGGCCAACTGTTCACCTTCCTGCTCTGCCCGTAGTGATCTGTCTCGCAGTTCTTTCGCTATGTCGCTCATGTCATCCTCCATGCCTGTGAGAACCACGCGATGCAGCGGACGGTGCCGCTGATCGCTGGCTGTCTCGCTTCGGCCCCGCCTCGCCTGCATCAGCGACGGCGTCATCAGGAATCACCCAGCCAAATCGCGTATCCAGCCACACGCCGTCTGCGGTGAATCCGTAGCACGGCGGCCCCTCCGGGCCATGAGTCGCTGTCGTTGGATCACTCATGCGAATCTCCTGGCCCCGCGTGTCGGTGCAGCAGTCCCCGCAGCGTGTCGGCTCGCTCATGCGCAGTCGCCGCCTCGTCGTCCGCGATGCACGTCGCGATCGCCTCCCGCTCCGCGTCGGTGAGCCGCAGGCGGTCGATCGCTGACTCCAGTTTCGCGATCTTGATGTGGCCGGCGGCGATCGCGTGCCGCAGCCAGTCGGCGGCGTCAGCCATCGGTTCCTCCTGTCCGTTCCAGCAACCCGCGAAGCGTTGCCGCGATTTCCGCGCACTGCTCATCATCATCGTTGCCATCGTAGGCCGTGACCGCTTGGCAAATCGCCTCTCGCTCCGCGTCGGTGAGCCGCAGCCGCTCCACCTCCGCGTGCGCCGCCTGGAGTCGCAGCCGCGATATCTCGGCGTCACCACGCAGGCGAGACACTTCATCCAGCAGCCCTGCATCACTCACGCCACACCTCTCGGTTGGAATATCCCTCGCCGCCACTTGGAAACCTTGCTGTGCGTGTTCGTCACGTCTTCCCGAATCCGCTCTTGGATGTGCCGTTCCTTTAGCACAGCCTTGAGCCGCTCGATCTCTTCTGGCGACGGGTCTGCAGGCTTGTTCTTCTGCGGCCTCTGTCGCTTTGGCAAGTTGTACTTTTGCGCCCAATGGCAGACGGTGCTGGCAGAGACCCCGAAGCGTTTGCCAATCGCCTCGGCAGTCTCGCCAGCAGTCCACATCTGGTGCAATATGACTGCACGCTTGTTTTCCATCGTCACTCCGTTGCCAGGGGCATGATGACGCCGACGAACGTGTCCGTGCGGAGCACGACGGCCGACTGAGCGTCGGTGGCCTGGACGCTCACCGTGGGCTCGCCGTCAGCCGGCAGGCCCGAGAGCCACTCACGGACGAACACCGGATCGAGCTTCACCGTGCACGCCTTGCCGGCCTCCACGATCTCGCACGTCACGCTCGACTCGCCGGCCTCGGCCGACTGCCCGTGCAGGTGGATGCCTTCCTTGGTGAACGTGTACTGCACGCCCTTCGACTGCTCACTCGTCACGATGGCTGCGGCCCTGGTCGCCGACAGCAGCTCCGTAGCCAGCACCGTGGTCGGCTCGCCGCCGTTCGCCGGGATCACGTCGCGCCACCGGGGAAACCGACCCTCCGTAAGACGTGCCGTGACGGTCGTGCCGCCGATCGTCGCCAGCAGCTCGTTCGCCGTGGCCTCCAGCTGCACCGAGTCCTCGCCGGCCGCCACAGCGACGCGGGCCAGGATCTGCATCGCCCGGCTCGGCACGAGCGTCGTGGTGTCATCGACGGCCAGGTCGTGCTCCATTTCGCACGAGCACAGCCGGCGGCCGTCCGTGGCCACGAAGTTGACCACGCCGTCCTTCACGTCCACGAGCACCGCCCCGAGGGCGTAGCGGCTCGACTCCTGGTCGGCGGCGAACACCACGCCACGAACCGCCCTGGCGAACTGGTCCGCCGGTAGCCGCGTCACGGGCCGGGCGTCCTTCGGCTCCCAGATCGGGTATTCGGCCGCATCCTCGACGGGCAGCGTCCACGTCCCGTGGCCACACCGCACGACGCACGACGTGCCCTTCGGCTCCAGCGTCACGTCCTCGCCACCGGCGGCGTTCAGGATCTGCATCAGCCGTCCATGCGGCAGCAGCATCGCGTCGCCGTGGTAGTCGATGGCAGCGTCGATCCGCACCTCGAGATCCGTGCCGGTCACGAGCCTGTCACCCAGACGCACGTTCGTCAGGATGGGCTTTGGGGCTCGACTTGGCACAGCCGGGCTTACAGCGTGCAGAGCATTCTTCAGCTCGGCGGCGCTCAATGTGATGCCACCAGTCCGCTTGCGATCCTTCGTAGCGACCATGGGAAATCCTTTTCTTTGAGAGAGACAAACCAACCAAAACGCCCAACACGAACGTGCAGGCGAGACTTATGTGGCCCAGTGAAATCAGGGCGAATTGCTCGAGTGTCATAGCCCCATCCCCGGGTCTTCTTTACCCAACAGCGGGAACCGCATCGACGCTAGTTCTGCCTCGACAACCTCAAGAATCTTTGCCGTGCGAACCGAACGGTTCATCAACTGCCGAATCGTGTGGCGCTGCCTCTCGATCACGTCTGACTGCTCCGTGATCGTGTCGTGGGCCTGCTCAAGCAGGATTCTGGACTCGTCGTCAATCTCGTCACGCCACGCCGAGGCAAGGCATGTGTCAGCGACGGCTTGCGGGGAAGGCTTGCGGCGGCTCATGACACCACCTCGATTCCACGCGTCTGGCCTGCGCGACGGCGGATGAGACCCTTCCGCTCCAGGGCCAGGATGTGGCACATCGCACCGTTGGGCGAGCGGAACCCAAAGTGCTCCATGATCTCGCGGACGGTCGGGCCGCAGAGCGCCGTGCGTTCGCGGACGAAGTCGAGAATCTCTCGCTGGCGGTCGGTGGCGGGTGGCTGAATCGTCTCGGTCATAGATCCTCCTCCTTGAGTTTCATTCCGGCCGCAAGCGCGGCGACTTCCTTGGGGCTGCGGTACGGTGCAGGGCGGTACTCGTCCCGCCATGCCTTCGGGGGCGGCTTCTCGTCCGGCCGCCTACCTGGCTCGCGGTGCGTCCCGCCACGGTCCTGCGAGCGAGTCAGCCAGGACACAAGGAAACGCCGCCAGTTGCTCTTGTGGGCCTTTGCTGGGTTCGCCCTGAGCCAAGACGTGGCTTTGGCGAGTTCTGCCGCCAGATCGCACGCTGGGTACGCCAGACGCCATTCCTGCCTGTCGGCGTCCGTGATGCCCGCCCACCCTGCGTCAGCAGTCCACGAAACGGCATCGGGGGGCTGCGAGCGTTTCCGCCGCTTCGGCGGATCGCTCGTAGCTACCGGCGCAGCCGGTTGTATTGCTTCTTCTGTCCTCTCCTGTACTGTCCTCTCCTGTAGTCCGTTTTTTTCCGGACATTTTTCGGACAAAGTCCGGACATTGCGGTTTTCCACGCGTTTTTCAGCCTTTCTGCGGGCGTCTTCTAGCCTCGCCTTGGCAGCTCGGGAGAACCTTTTGTCCCACCCGTTGATGACGAGTGTGCCGTTTGAGAACGTCACCCAGCCGACACGCTCAACGGCAAGCCAGAACGCTTCGTCACCGCCAGCCACGGCACCAAGGCGGGCAGGCGTGGCCCGGATCGTGCCGTCCGACGAGTTTAGCGCAGCCCATGACCACAACTGGATGAGACGCCAGCAGACCGCCTCAACAGGCAGCCCGGTTTCGTCCACCAGCTCGAGCACCTCGGGCTTCGTGCCCAGGTTGCAGTCAAGTGGAATCCATTCACCGGCCATTGGTTGCCACCTTCCTGCTTGCTATCAGCGCCCGCACCTTGTCCCTTGCCGCCTCGATTGGCCGCAGCGAGTCACGTTTGTGTGAATGCTGGAGGTGTTGGTAGTCGCCTACCCGCTGCACCGAGTAATCAAGGGAGTCACGGATTACGCGAAGGTCTTCAACAGTCAAGTAAACGTCTTGTGACATCAGTGCCATACTTAGAAATCAACCTCCACCATTGCGTTGTCGCACACCTGCATTCCTGTGCCCTGAAACATCACGAATCCTTGTGGCAATGCGTCGTACTTAAAGGCGTAAAACTTGGTTCCGTCTCCGTTGTCCTGAACAGACCACTGCTGCCGCATGCGGCCCTCAAGAACACTTTTTTGCGTGCTGAAGTACCAGCTGCGAAAGACAAACAAATCCAAGAATCTCCACGCCCCGATGTGCTGGCCGTCAGGCGTTCGAAATCCATACAGCGCATGCGTGCCGTGACCGGCCATGATTTTGTCGAGTTCAGTTTGGTATCCGTTTGAATACGATCGGATAGTGAACTCGTCTGGATACCGAAGGAAGTAACTGTGGTCACGGAGCCTGCATGCGACACGCGCAGACTGTGCGCCGCTAGTGTTAAACCATCGCAGGTCTGTTGCACGCTCCGTGTCGTCTTCGTGGTCGGCTGCCGACACGGTGCAAAAGCCAACGAGCATTCTGGCCTCACCTAGCAGGGCGTCAGACCACGCTCGCTGCCGCCTATAGGTTGCCGTCATTAGTCGGCCTCCTTTCCCCACACATCAAATCCTTCAATCTTTCTGCGATTGAAGATGTCAATGCGGCGGCCAGCGGTGACGCGGCGCACAACGTCGTAGAAATCCTCTGGCTTCTCGCTGTGCTTCCCGCGTGATGCTGCAAAGCAGACGGGGAAGGCTTTGGTGTCGATGAACTGAGGCGTGCCACGCCTGGCGTAAATAGCGAACTCGCAGTTGTATTGCGGCAGGCCGAACGGCTGGAATCCACCAGGCTTGTGCCAGACAAAAGTGCAGACGTACTTGAATCCCCATGCGTCAAGAAGCCGCAGGGCCATCGGAAGAAATTTGTGCGTCGTCCAGAGCCAGAGGTGGCAGTCGTCGGCAGTCGGCATCTTCATTGATGCCAGTTCGCCCTCCTGCATCGTCGGGTATTCAAATGCCACCTGATTCGGTGCAACGTCTCGCTCGATCTTTTCCATAGGCCACGGAGGATCTATGACGATCACGTCGTACTGGCCCGCAAGTTCCTTGGCCTTGCGGGCCTCGACGTTCTCAAGCTTCGCGACAACCTCCGCACGCTTTTCTTCGCGGATCACGTCGGCCATCTTCTTCTGGCCCTCGATGATTTCACGCGCCCGTTCTGGGGCTTTCTCAAGCAGGGCTGCGGCCTTGACGACGGCAGCCCTTGCTGGGGCCGTTCCTGATGCAACCCGTCGCTCAATCTCAGGGTCGACTGCCTTGAGCTTGTCTACGGCCTCGGCAACCTTGCCTGCGTTGCGAACCGTTTTCTCGCTGACGCCATGTTCTCGTGCGATCTTTTCTGCCGTCTTTGGGGTGGCAACTTTTTCCACCCCAAAATCGCGGCCAGTCCTTCCGCCTTCGGCTTTCTTTGCGCGGTTGTATCGCCGCCCAAGCAGCAGCGTGAACGCATCAGGGTGTAGATTCCTGCGGCCCAGTTGGTTTCGGTCCATCCAGTCCGCAGCGTCGTCGCGGTTCTTGAACGACATTTCCTCGATGTCGAACGGCAATCCCATCCGCGCGCAGATCTCGTAGCGGTTGTGGCCGTCGAGCAGCGTGAGCGTTCCCTTGCTGGCCCACACCACTAGCGGATCTCGAGCACCGCCGTGCTCAACAATGTTCTCCTCCAGCTGCTGCCGCTCTTCAGCAGACAGCGGCGGAATCAGTGCGGCGAACTCGGCGTCAACGATGATGTCTTCAAAAACCTGCGGCATACGTGTGCCTCCTTGCGTTGTGTTTTGAACCCGTGCCTACCGTGGCACACGCGTCAAATCACCTTCCCGCGTCGCGCGTACCAATCGCGTTTGAACAAATCGAACGAGCCCTGGTGCCCGTCCGTTCGCCAGTTGCAGTAGGCGATAACGCACTCCTCAAAGTCGAGGTCGCGCGTCGCCTCGTACTTGGCCTTGCGCTCAGCCAGGTCGTCGCGTTCCTTGTCTTGCAGCCACTGCGGCTTCGCCATCACGCAACCCTCCACACCGTGGCCATCCGTCCGCTCGCCGTACGCCTGGTCCCGGCCTCGACCACCAGACCACGCCGTGCAAGTTCAATCCGCCGTGGCCGCTGCGTGGACGGGTTCATACCCAAACGGGTCTGCATCTCTTCGTCGGTCAGCCCGCCGGGCGTCGCCTGGAGCAACGCGAGCACCTGACGCTGTAGCGCGTTCAGCGTCGTGGGTGATAGCGAGTCGGCCGCCTTGGCCGAGGTGATCGAGCCGTTGACGCTCGGGGCTCGCTGGGCAAACAGCGGCAGATCGCACTTCGCTTCGATGTAGACGCCCATCCGTGGTCCTTTCGTCTTCCGTGTATTTGCCGGGTTACGCCCGGCGCGGTCGCATCACGCTGGGAGGTAGCGCTGCGACTGCGGTGGTTACTCGCCACTCACCGCGTGGCGACCAATGCGGCCAGGTGAGCCGCTGTGGCAATGGCGTGCCGGCTGTGTCAGTCGCTCGACTCCGTCTTGGCTTGGTAACTCCTCCACCCCGGCGTGGCCGGCGGTGGCTCGTGCTTCATCTTGAGGTCGTGGTACGCCTTGAGGCTCGTCTCCGCAGCCTTGCGGCAACGTTGCGCCTCATCACGCATTCCACTGGCAACGGTCGCCATGTCGGCTTTGCCGTGCTCGCGGAGGTACGCGACAACGTCATCGAAGGTGGGCCAGCCGTTCACGACGTGGCCTCCGTGGCGGCCGCCTCGTGGGCGAACTCCTGGCCGTTGTCCTCGGGCTCCGACTCCAGCCACTCGCACTTCGTGTCGATCAGGTGCACGAGCTCGTTGCGTTGGGCCTCTGTGAACGTGCCCTCCTTGTGCCGCTGGTTGACGCGATCCCGCAGGGCGGCCAGCAGCTCGAGGCTGTTCGTCCGCTGCACGGCGAGCCGGGCATTGGCGACGGGATCATTCGTGGCCGAGAGGGCCGGCGGCTGTGCCGTCTGCTGCGCGTGGCTAT